CTTAAAGGATCAACTCTTTCAATCAATGGAGAACTAGATATACCACTCAATCCAGTAGAATTGCCAGCATAAGAAGTAAATACTCTTGCTGATCCTCTAGGAGCAGTAACAATTCTTCCCCAACTATATTCACCAAAGAATTCACTATGCCCTAGTCCAGTCAATCCATTATAATCTTGAACACTGACTGTAACTTGTGCAACATAAGTCAATCCAATTCCTATACCCATAGTTTGAGCAATAGAAACTTTAGCAACTTCATAGACATTATCTAAGAAGGATGTTCCTATACCAACCACAGTACCATTTTGATATAGAGAAGTTACTGAAGCACCTACATTGGAATTAGAAACTGTAAAGTAATATCCAGTTGCAATTCCACTTACAGTAATAGCAGTTCCTACAGTAGAAGCATCTCTGAATAATGAATCCTTTGGAATAAGTAAATCAAATACAATACCAGTAGATGCTACACCAACAGATGTTGTAGATATACCAGATATGATTCCAAAATCACCTGAGTATGATACATCTTTAATAGTTTCAATAGATGAAACTACCTTAGGTTCTCCTATAAGAATTGAAGGAGCTGCAGTACTAGTATATGCAAATCCACTAGTAGTTCCTCCATAAGAAACTGTAATAGCATTCACAGTACCAACACCACTTATAGTAGCAGTTGCTCTAGCACCTTGAGAAGTGGTTAAACCAATAGGAGTAGTAATTGATACTGTAGGTGCTATGGTATATCCCACACCAGCATTTGTAATATCAAATGAAGTTATAGTTCCAGCAACAGAAACAAAAGCAGTAGCAGATGCTCCAACAAAACTATCTTGAGAGATAATTCTAATATCATCTTGATTATTATAATTCTCCTTGGAATTATTAAAGAAAGGTCTTATATTAGAAACAAATATAACAGTAGATCCAACCCCAACAGATTGGACTATATTAGTGTTAGGGTATATCAATGGTTCATATTGAGGTCTATCCTTAGTAATTGCAGCACCATCAATAAATTTATCTTCAGTTTGCCTAGACCAGTTAACAGATCTTTGGAAAGTTTCATTGGTAGTAATACCAGGTCCAGCATAGATATTTGTATCAATACTATCAGAAGAATTGATAGTAGTTACTGTTCTTACATTTTCTTCTAAACCAATAGATTGATCATATAATTTTAATTCATCTCCTGGTTGGACTGTCTCTAAAATATCAACATTAGTAACATCAACAGAACCAGTTCCTTGATAGAAAAGAATCTTAGAAGTATCACCTTCTTTAGGAGCTTCTTTAAAGGTTATAAAACTACCACCCTTAAATTCATATCCTTCACCAGGAACTTGAAGAATATCATTAACAAATACCAATAAAAGAACTTCAACATCTATATTTGATCCTGGTTGTGATTGAATAGTTTGCTGAGTGCCATTAAGATTCAATGCAAAAGAAATTGTCTTTCCATCAAATAATGAGTCTAAAGGATCTAATACTTGGAAGTCTCCAACTGTCCATCCAGCAAAACTATCACTAATAGTTTCTTGAACTGTTAACTGGAATTCTCTAAATTCAGCAGCACCTGCAGTTGGAATACCAACTGTACCACCAACACCTATGGTTAACTTTTGAGTTTCACCATAACCATATCCTTCATTAATAACTGAAAAATCAATTACACTACCACCCAAACCAACAACTATATTTGCCCTTGCTTCTGATCCTACTCCAGATTGATTTGAAGAATAGAACAAAGGCATATTGCTATATGATAATGGTTCATCTATAACAACCAATGGGGGATTAGTTGATGTATAACCAGTACCAGGATTTGTAATAGCAACACTTACAATATTACCACCACTGATAGCAGCAGTACCAATAAACTCAATATTAGGTGCTCCAGTACTTAATGTTTGTACACCCACATTTACAACAGTTTGAATACCTGTTCTATATCCAGATCCACTATTTCCTATACTTACAGAAGTAATAGTACCCAATCCAGAAACCACAGCAGTACCACCTGCAGCAACTAATGGTTGATAACCTAATCCTTCTGTAGATCCAACAGAAACAATAACACCACCAAGAGGAACATTGGAACTATTAGGATCAGATGCCACTGAAGAAATAGAACCTGTAAACTGAATACTAGTAATTCCTACACTTTCTATGAGTGTATAATCACCAGCAACAGATACACCACCAGTATATCTTTGTGGTCCTTGAGGGACTTGATTAACTAATATAAGAGCATTATTTGTAGAGAATCCTGCTATATTACTACCGTCAGATTTAAGAGTAAACTCAGTTGTCAGTCCAGTGAAATTGGAAGAAATATCATCAAAGATATAGTTGCCAGCATAAGGTTCATCAGAACTACCAGTAATACCAGATCTCATGAATGATCTTGCATTAAATGTTGAGTGAGTTGCTATACCAACAAAGTCTCTCTCATCTGGTTCATTTGTAGTAGTTGATAATGGAGTTAAACCAACAGGAGCAGTATAGAAGTTAACAGTGCTATCTACAATATTATATGCCCCATCTACCTTAGTAATTAAAGTATTATCACTATGCAATGCCGATTGAGTACCCATCCAAGGTCTAGTTACCAGTAAGACATTAGTAGCACCTAATCCAACAGAATCCACCTTCATAATCTCATCACCAATCTTCAACATATCACCACCAGTAATAGACGTTATTCCTGATATTTTAATCTTATCTGTAGTAGCAGATACATCAGCAGTAATAGTAGTAGTTACAGCAGTAGCAACTATTGGTGATTGGACTATATTATCAATACTTAATATACATCTTGAGTTTTGCTTAGTAGAAGTAAAGGAATGAGAAGTACCAATACCAACAGCAGTAATATCCAAATAAGTAGGACTTGACTTTAAAGCATTTTCTGCAGAAGTTGCAAGTCTAAGAGTAGAGTCATCAACCTTGACAGCAAAAACTTTAGATGGCATTTTATCTGTAGTACCATATCCAGTTATAGCTTGAGATTCAATTTCAATAGCAGAAGTAGTACCAGCCCCAGTGTATCTGTAAGTTAGTTCTTCGCCAGTAACAAAGTAATGATCAGGTAATCTAACTGTATCTTCTGCTAAACTAACTGTAGTAGAAGCACCTCCTACAAAGTCTCTCTTAAAGATTGGTAGTTGTCTGTGCTTAAGTTCAAATGCTCTCTTAACATCAGTTTCAGTAGCAGTATAAGCACCAAAACCAGTGTCAATAGTTGAATTAGTTAAATCTATCTCATTAACTTCATTTGCCTCATCAACCAATCTCATAGCAGTTTGGAATACTCTAACCTGAACATTAGCACTTGCTATAGGTGTGAATGTTAAGTTAGTATTATCGCCAGAAATAGCAGCATCAAAATCACCAAGATTGGTGACTGTTTGGTTAATAGCATACTCTGTTATGAATGCAGTAGTTCCATCATCAACTACTATGACTTCTGATATTTGATAATGACTATTAGTAGTATCTTCTACAGTTACAACATAATATGCACCATTAAATGTTTCAGTTTCATATTGTGCTATTGTTGTAGCTGATGGAGAACCACTAGCAGATATAGCAGTATATCTAGAATCTAAATTGGAAGTATTTAATGATGTAGTACCAACTCCAGCAGATGATGCATTTCCAAAGTCTACATGAATAGTATTAGCAACATATGTGCTTGCAGTGGATACTGTAGGATGAAGATCTAAATGAACTCTAGAACCAGCAATATATGCACTATAAGTTCCAAGACCAGGTACACCAGATGCACTTCCAACATTACTTGTAGTTAATTGACCATATTCTACCAAATCTACGTTAGTGCCATCATGAACCAAACTTATCTCATCATGTTCCCAATATGAAGCATCACTAGCAGCATATGATACTAAAACCTTAGATGCTCTATAAGTAGTAGCAAAAGATATAATACTATGTTGTGTAGTAATTCCTAAAGGTATGAGTGTGGTACTACTTACAATATTAACAATACCACCCAATCCAGTAGAACCTACACCAGCAACACTATCAGAAATGTTATAGGAAACAGTAGAAGTATCATAATTATTAAATTTAAACTTCTTAGGGAAGAATAACAATCTTCCATCATCACCAGCAATATCCATATCAAAGGAGCCCAAATCTCCACCAAACTCACCAAGGTCAGTGTTGGTTTCAACTCTACCATACTGATTTAAGAATATATTACCAGTATCATCATGAAGAGCAGATACCAAGAGTATTTGTCTTTCTTTAGTAAATCTCTTATCTCTAATGAAGGCAATATATTTTCTATATCTTACACTTGCTAAAGTAAAACTATCAACAGATTGGAAAGCATCTGTTCTAGCATTATTATTAAAATCTCCACTAATATCATCAACTGTCAATACTCTATTACCAATAGATTCATTATAATCTTGTAGTATCTTTGTATCAAAAACAAACTCATTTGAAATTACTTTAGAACCTATAGTTAAAGTTTTTTCTCTTACTAAATCAAAATCAAATACAGTATTTAAATTCATCAAAGAAACTAAATCATTAACTACTTCAAAAGTAGTTCCTGTTTGAGAAGTAATAACTCCCACTGTTGCTTCATTTTTAATAATTAAATCGCTAAATTTTTTAAATCCTGCTGTATGATTTAAAGCAGATACAGGTTCTTTCCATTTTTCAAATTCACATTCTGATTTTAAAGAATATGAGAAGTACTGATAATAATCACTATCAAAAACTCTTTGCAATCCATCATTCAAGAATCCAGTATTTTTTTGGAATCCTTCTTCAACTATAGAAGAAGATCCAATATCATATAATGAATCATCTGTTATTACTTCAGTAATTGTTCCTTTAGTGCCTGAAGATTCTCCTACAAAAGAATCTCCAATTTCAAAATCTTGTATTGAAGATACTCTAAGATAACCATAAGAACCATTCCAAGATTGTAAAGATCCTCTCTTAGATCCAGAAACTACATCTTCTCCTTTTTCAAATTGATCAACTTTTAATTTAATATCAAAAATTGGGAAATCCTTTTCAGCAATAATCTTAGCAGATGATAAATTAGATTTAAAGGTTCCTGGTATATCTCCATCAGCAACAATATTTGATAAACTATATCTTACTGTACCAAGAGTTCCTCCAATATTAGGATCTGTTGCTAAAATTTTAAATAAAGTATAATCATAATCTTCACTATTATAACCTTTACCAGTGCTTCCAAGTCCAACACTAACACCTTCAATCATTACCTTCTTACCCACTTCAAATGGATAATCAGAAGCATCACTAAAGCTAGCTCCAATAGTCAATGTTACATTTTTATTACCTTCATCATAATCAATATTATTAATAGTGATTCCATTGGAATTACTTATAGGAAGTATTGTAGGAATAACATTATTCAAAGTTTTAGTGTTCCTTAAAATACTAACTTGAGTATCACCTAATTCATAATCTAATTCTACATCATTAACTACTTTATTAGTTAAACCATCTAAAAGAACCAAACCAGGAGATTCTAAGTAATTTTTACCAACAGAAGTAATACCAATAGTATCAAGAGAAGTAAGTAAATCTAATTTAATTAATTGTGGTATATTTGCTTCAGGTCTAAGAGTATTATCTACTGAATAATCAAATCCAATATCTTGAATGACACTTTTACTTATTCTACCTATGGTAGGACCTTGTGTTTCTAAAATTGCATTATTACCTTTATCTGAAATAATAGTACTAATTCCAGGTAGAGTTTTATATTCATATCCCCCATCATCAACTTTAACACTTGACACTGGACCTTCTACGTTTGAAGAATTAGTAGTATAAGAAAACACACCATCTGAAGATGTATATTCTAATTTTTGGGGCAATATTGCAGATATAAACGAAAATGTAGTAGATCCCACTCCCACTAAAGTTTGCTTCCCAGATAATGGATTATCTAACAATACAGCAGAATTGGAATTATTAATGTTAGTAGTATCTCTAATAATCCCAGTCTTAACTGACGTATTTCCCTCTATTGTTATTGGAGTCAAATTGTAATATAATACTCTATTAACTTCACCTACATTCTTAACAGTTAAATTAGCATTTGCATCTATACCAACTCTTCCAATTGTACTTACATTAAAATCAGCACTTTCACCTGAAGTGAAGAATGAATTATTAAGCTTTGCATCAGTATAAAGATTGAAATCAAATGCACTGTATGAAACTCCACCATCACTAAATGATAAAGAAGAATCAGAAAGATCAAAATATATTTTTAAATTTTTCTCTAATCTTATAGGGGGATTGATTGGAGAAATAGTTCCAGCAGAGGCACTTGTAATATTAATTACTTTGGGTTCTTCATTTATAGCATCATAATAATTATTAGATAATTTTATATTATTCTTATCTGTTACTACTGCATAATAAATTCCACTATCTACCAATCCACCAGATGAGGTAGTTGCAGTATGAATAACTTTTTGTCCATTATCATATCCATGTCTTGCTATAGTAATACTATCATTACCAATATTAACATCCCCAGAAGCAAAAGTTCTAGGATCAATTACCAATCTTCTATTATAATCATTATATGCTACTTTTATAGTGGTGGTTATTCCTGGTTGAACTATTAAATTAACAGTATCATCACTCTTAAGACTATGAGTAGAAGCAGTGGATACTGTTACTAAAGATCTATTTAAAGATCCTGTTAATGTATTATCATAGTTAGTTTTAAGACTATGATATACTCCTGTACCAACACCAATAAAGTAAAGTGTAGAAGTTGTTGTAGTGCTATTAATTCCAACAAAAGAACCAGTAGATCCTAATCCAACTCTAGCTGTAGAAATTCCTATTAAGTCATTTGTTAATTTTGCTGCATATACTGTTTGTCCTTGGGTAAGAGCAAATCCATCAATACCATCAGTTGATACTGATACAGCAGCTCCTGCATTTGTGCTATAAGTTAATGCATCTCCAGTAAATAATCCATGATCCTTAAAGTAAATTGCTTTAGTGGGAATAAATATTTCACTTATACCAGTACCTGGATTTGAGAAAGATAATGTAGATCCAATACCAACACCAGATATTGTACCCAATCCAACTGATTCTGCAGGATTAAAGTATAATTCATTATTAAGTTTTAAATCTCCTTTTTCTAATTTTGAAATAGCATTAAAAATAAATTTTCTTGGTTTTTGTTCAACTTTACTAAATGCTGTATGAGCAGATCCTGTAGTAGAATTCCATTCTCTTATTACTCTAATTCTAGATAAATCTGGATCAATATTTAATACTTTTACTTGTTCAGTTCCTATACCTAAAATATCATTTGATCTTAGATAAGGATATCTAACATATGAATCTAAATTAAAATAAGTTACAATACCAGTGCTAGATGAAGCATTGGTTGCATTAAATAATTTAAAAGTATCAGTTGTAACGCCAGTTTGAATTATGGAATTATTTTTTATTCCACTAGTGCTTAATCCTGCAATATATATTGTTTCATTGTGATGAAAATTATGAGGATTTGTAGTATATCCAACAAACTGACCATTATAATTACCATGTATAAATTCTACATTAGAAAACTCAGTAAAGGCAACACTAACTTGATTTACAACTTTTCCATCAACAAAGTTAACTACTGCCTTAGCTCCATAACCACTAGATCCTACATCTTCAAAAACTACTTCATCTCCAACTTTATATCCTGATCCTCCAGTATTAACCCCAACTTCCTGTATCTTACCCGCTGTAGTAGATTCAATATAAGTTCTTTGCTTATGAATGTTACTAGGATTTACTATAAAATCATAAGTACTATCATTAAGAAGGAAATTGTATGGAGAAGTATTTCTAACTAATTGTGTACTATTAAGATCTACAAAATCTTGATTTGATCTATAATCAAAGTTATAATCAATAGATTTGTATTTGTAAGAATTACCTATAAAATATGGAAATTGAGGTTTTCTATAACCTTTAAATGATCCTGAGTCATCATTGATAATTGGATTTATAAGAGAAAAATATGCATAAACACCATTTGGATATTCTGGAGTTTTGCAGAATCTTCCATTATGTTCATCTAAATCTTTATCATCAGAGAAAGTATAATCCTCTACAAAAAATCCTTCAGAATATATCATCTCACCATTAGATGTGAGAGGATTTGGTCTAGTATCTTTTATTGATGCAGTATATCCAGATTCAAGAATTTTGATAGGTCCACCAGAATTATTTGTATATCCATAAGGTCCATAAATTGGAGATCCATCATAAGACCATCCAATAATTGGAGAATGACTAACTGAAATTTCTTCTTGATCTGTAGAACTAAGAGATAAATCAGGAACAAAGACTTCCTTATCACCTATAGATTTTTTAATATAAACAGATTGTCTTAATTTTCTAGGAGCATATAAATGAGAATATTGAAGACCATATTCTTCATTTAATCCAGTGCTTACAATTCCATCATCAGTAGTAATTTGATCATTTTGTATTAATCTTTCTACGCTGTTAATAGTCCAAGTTTTTGGGTTGGAATAAAAATCAGCTCCACTACCATTTGGTGTTACTGTTATAGTAGTATCTGTAGCAGTATGTCCAACACCACTATTCACTATTGTAACTGAATCAATAGTTCCATTCTTCAAAATAGGTACTATCTTAGTTCCTTTACCAATTCCTTCTACTTTAAGATCAGGTGGTGAATTATATTCACTACCTTTATTCAATACTATAACTTCTGACAGTTTACCATCAACACTTACAATTGGAATTAATTGAGCATTCTTACCACTCTTTGGAGTAAAAACTGGTTGCCTATTATAATTGATTATATCAGATGAACCATAACCAACTCCACCATCAGCAATATATACAGACTTAATAGACCCTCTTACAACAGGTCTTAAAGATGCATTAAAGTCTTGACCAGATAGTGTAGATACTCCTATATGACCAGTTATTGACACTGTAACTGGTGTGTAATTGAATTCATTGATTCCACTACCACCAGACAATAATTCCACATATTTCTTATTTCTCATATAGAAATTAGCTGGTGTAGATCCTATACCAACATCAGATAATCTAAATGAACCACCATCTACAGCAGTAACATAATAATTTGTTAAAGTTGTAAGTCCAATGATAGGAGTTGTCTTATTATCATATCTTATGAGTTCCCCAGTCTTATATCCATGACCAGGAACATTGATTGTGTTTGTAGCAGTATTAATTCCAGAAGATGTAACTGAAGTTAATCTATTAGTATATCCTGAACCAGAACTTCCAATACTTATAGAACTAACTACTCTTTTCCTATTTGCTGATTTTAACTCTTGAATACCTACACCATAACCAGTAAGTCCAACACTAGACACTCCAGCAATTGAATCTGGATAGTTAGTATGTAATGAAACTGTGCTTGCATCTTTAATAGAACAGAAGTAAGGAGCATCTGTAGATAATCCAGTAATAGCAGTTTGTTTATCTGTAATATAGGTTATAAGCTCTCCATCTCTAAATTTATGAAAAGTTGAGAATCCAATAGTATTATTTGTAAGATTAACAAACCCACCAGTTTCAGTAGAGTCAAATGTTACAGAATGCTCCTTTAGAATTAAATTTGCAAATGCAATACACCCAGAACCATTTCCTCCACTTATTTTTAAAGTTGGTGTTGAAAGATAATCAAATCCCCCATCTATAACATCAATCTTCTCTACAGAACCTTGTACTTCACAATATGCAGATACTCCAGCTCCTACTCCGTCTGAAACAGATAAAATTGGGGGATTTGTAACATCATAATTATCTCCACCACTAGTAACTGAAATTTCCTCAATGGGACCATAATAGACAGCATCATTGGACTTATAATTTAATATTTCAACACCATTTACCAAAATACCAGTTTTTCCTCTAGGAGTGGGTTGATTGGTAAGAGATGGAAGTGGAGATTTTATAGATCTTATTAATTTTTGAGATTGTATTGATTTTTGAGAAAATCTAGACAATTCAAATTTATTATTGATTATAGTTCCACTAAAAGAGACATATATGTCATTAGAAATATTTGCACTACTTTTAGAAAGTTTGATAGTATTAATATCTACCTTTTTTATAAAATATTCACCCACACTAAGATCTAATTTATTATCACCACTACCAGGAACATAAATTATTCTTTCTCCAGTCAATAATCCATGATTGGTGATATTAATCTCAGTACTGTCTTCAAAAGAACCTGAAAAGGTAATATCAGTTTCTCTAATATCTAATGCATCACCAAAATAACTAGGAAGTGATGGTGAAGTAATATATACATCTCTATCATCCAAATATGAGTTTTGTATATTTGTAGTATAGATATTAGCACCAGGATAATTGCTTAAATTAACTTTAGACAATAATCTTTGAATTCTATAGGATATATTTTCATTTAATTCACCAGAACCTTTAATTAAGACTTCTTTAGAGCTAACAAGAGAAATGATAGAACATGACACATCATTAATAAGAGCATCATCCCCTACAATAAAATTATGATCATTAAAAAGATTTAATTTGTATGTGAAGTTAGAAGAGTCAATAAGTTCAATAGATTCTACAGTATAAGTAACAGAAATATTAGAAAATAGATTATCAGTTACCTTACTCTTAGAAATAGAACCTAAACCTTTGGGTTCAATAATACTACCCTCTTCATTATAATATGTACTATTAAATTCACATGTTAAATCAGATAAAACACCAGTTACTCTAACTTTTACTACATTAGCAGTTCCTACTCCAGAAAAACCATAAGCAAATGAATCCAACCTCAAATTCTGAGTTGGTTTAATACTTTTATCTACTCCAGAACATCCATAAAATTGATTTAAAGATTTAGAAGTATATTTAATACTATTAAATGTTCCATCAGCATAATTTGCTATTAGAACTCCAGTTGTTCCAAATCCCACAGTAGAATCTACAGTCAATACAGTAGAACCTACAGAAACACCATCTACTAATTTAGTATTAGGATGTATAGAAAAATCTCCACTAACTTTATCTAAATTATGATCATAATCCAAACTTAATCTATAATATGCAGTATCACCTCTTACTATTTTTTCAATATCACTAATAGCTCCATTAGCTTTAGAAAATCCATAAACATCATCTTGAAATAAGTTTCTATTCATGAGATCCATAGGATCTCCATCTAATGCTTCAACTACTATTTGCTTTGAAACTTTATAATCAGCATCTGATGGTATAAAAAGATAATCACGTGGTTTAATGACTTCTACATCTTTTCCATAGAGTGCTCTAAACAGAATTTCAAAGGATTGATCTGTTCCTTTAGATGAATAGAAATCTTTAGATTGTTTAACAAATAATCTTTCATTTATATCATCATTTAATGCTCTCTCCTCAAATCCTGGTGTGATTTGAGTTTTTACCTTCTTATAAAATTCCTTTAAAAATCTAATACTTAAATTATTAACTGCAGTTCCTGAAGAATGAGTTGAAATGCCAGATTGAGAGAAAAGAAGTTCATCTGGTTTATTAGGACTTCTGTATGATGTAATTCCACTAAATCCACGTGAACATCCAGTGAAGGTATTGGTGGTAATACCA